GTCTCATTTAGAGTCAGATCCTCATACTCTTCAATGATATTAACATTACCAGTCAAGTCATCCGATTCTCGGACTTGAATATCATAATGGGATACTGGTTCTGGTGGTACAAAACTATCAGCTAAAATAAACCCATCAGGATCATTAGGATCTTTAGCCATAGCAAAGATCTGAATTTCTAAGGACATATTCACTCCAATATATCTAAAATTAGGTGAGGAATTTCACCTCATGTAATCATCCCGCTGTGATCTCTGCAATGTTATCAATCAGACTTATCATCTTCTTGTTCTGTAGCAATGAACCATACAACCCATAGTCCCGTGAAAACCATGAGTATAGGGGTCATTACAGATACGACCATAGAGATAATAAACCCTCCAGCTACAATAGCGATTGATAACAAACCGAAAATAATAGTTAGGCCAATGGCCTTTACCCTATTCATTGATCAAAAATAGACGACTTCTTCACCTTGGGGGCTGAAGTGTCTTCACTTTCTTCGGGGGAATCACTCTCGGAGGATTCGGTTTCCTCGTCCCCGAAAAGGTTTTTTGAGGGGGATTTTCTGGTTTTGGACGTGGTATCACCCTCATCCTCCGATGCTTCATCTTCTGTTGATCCAGTATCTCCTGACCCATCGCCAGCATTGCTGCTCTCACTAGATTCATCCACATCGTTTGTTGGCTCCTTTGGTTTATTTTTGGAACCAGGCTGGCGTCCGCCTCGTTTGGTTTTAGCCCCCGTTTTTGCTTCGCCCATCAAAACTTCAGCGGTGATATTACCATCATCGTCTGAGCTAAGATCGACACCAGTTACACCGGAAAGACCCAGTGTCTTAACAAAGTCTTCAAGTGCTTTCTGGATTTCGTCTTCATCTAGAAGGATACGCATATCGCTTCCCTTTCTTGTTTCGATTTCAGTTATTGTCACAAGGACATATTCTTCGGTGGAGTGTCCACCAAAACCAAAAGAGACATCGTCAAGAAATTTCCAATTATCGTCTTGAATGATACCCGCTTCTTGCAAGGTATCTGAGAAGAATTTATCTACAATAGAGCATACGTTAGCTATATCAAATTCTCTCTTGGTTTTAGTAAATACTTGATATCTAAGACGAATCCTTCCTAGTGGTGGAATTTTAGCATCTTTTATCAATGTTATCCCATGTTCATGGAATTTATGTTTCAGAGCTGTAAGACTACGAAAGTGGAGATTGCGATAGACATTTAGATTAAGAGCTGTCACTTTTTTGCGTGAAGTACGAAACCTCATTGGCAATTTGAGTTTGAACTCTCTGTGGGTCGGTATTGCCATCGCAATCTCCTTATGTTTGACGTTGATTAATCGTCAAACAATGAGGTTTTAGCTTTCGCTTTCCCCTCACTAGTAGACTTAGCAAAAGACTTTCCTTCGCTAGATCCTTTGGTGGACTTGTCATAAGTTTGTCCCTTATTACGAGTCAGCCATTGTTCAGCATAGTTTGAATTTGCATCATCCATCTTATCGATGGCTTTAGCAATATCACCTGCTTCAAGAACCTCATCAAAGTTACCACCCAGTCCACGAATGAACTCGGCAACGTCACTAATAGTGACGAGCTTTGATTCAGGAAAGAACTTAATGATCTCATTCTGATCACGAGTTTCTCCAGTTGGTTCATACTTACCTGTGTTCTGATCCAATGCAGTTTTGTCTACTGTTTGTCGTTGCAGTGCAACTTGGATCTTCTCACCATGTAGTTCTGAAAAGCAATCAACTGCTTGTGGCAGTTCTTTCTTTGCATCAACGTCGTAGATCTTTACCGTTAGCTCTTCGACGTCCATTGCACCCATCTCTTTCGAACAGACAAGCATACAGAGTGAGTTAATCTGGTTGAAACCAGGAAGATTCCTCATCTCGCCTGTTTTCTTGTCTTTGTATGTCACATCACCACTACGGTTAGACACCCAGATCTGGGAACGGACTTCACGTCCATTAATGTCCAACAATAGGGTCACATTACGTGCGTCAGAGGAAGCTGCCTTACCAATGTACGCTGTTTTGATGGTGGCTGGATAGATATCCGTATCCAGAGCACCTCCGCCTCCAAGATAGTCATCTTCGACTTTATCTGGGGCGGCTTTTTTTCCTGCGAAAATGTTGCTCATTAGCGATTTCTTTCTTTCAGGGTTTCATTATCTGGTTTGATTTTCGGCGTTCATTCCGCGTAGTATTCAACCAGTCGATCAACAACAAGTTGTGCATCATTCTCGATGAATGTCTCATCATCTGAGAAAAGACCAAAGGGAGAACGTAGCCTGTCTCCTACTGTTGCTCGTGTGGTTCGGGTCTGGAACACATGCTTGTAGCCCATGTCCCGGTCCCGTTCGGAGATCGTCAGCAGTTTGCCTTCTTTGGCGTCCTTGTCGATTTCCTTGATGGTTGCTTTCTTGGCTCCCACCACGGTCGTGAAGTATGCTTCCAGACCGTTCTTCTTCAACGCACCTTTGACAGGCACGGTGTAAGAAAATTTGCCAGTGTTCTCATCGAGTTGAGCGTCGATGTGACCCAGCATGATCGTGTAGCCAGGAAACTTGGCTACATATTCATACATCAGGGTCTTAAAGAACTGGCCATATGCACCCCACTGCTGCATGGTATTGGCTGAACCAATGACATGAACAGACTCGAACCGTTCCATCATAAAGCTGATGGTGTCGATTACGATGGTGTGGAACCGTCCAGGGTTGTCGAGGACTTGCTGGTAGAGATCAAAGATCTCTTCAGGGTCGTCAATCGTCACCCGCTTGAACTTGTTCTTGAAGGGCAGCGGTTTGCCACCCTCGCAGTTGATGTAGAGCACACCCTCTTGGTTACGAAGATTCCGAAGACAGGCTGATTTGCCTGCTCCAGATTCACCAGCAATGAGGATGGACTTTGGATTTTCGGACATTTAGTCTCTCCTTTGAAAAAACGGTGGGTCAGTTTAACGACAGAGTGTGATCATCACCCTTATTGACCCAGGTCGGTCAACTCATGAAGGCCGGAATCTAATCCATCCAATCGAGGAACACTCCAAGAGAAGTACACGGTCTCCACTAAGTTACGTGGAATAGATTATGGCATTTTTGATGCCACAGATTTGAGGACAGTCATATCAAGTTCGTCCCTTTTAAGGGGACTACGTGATTGCTCATTAAGTGTATGAACCTTTGCTTTAATTGTGGCGTAACTGGCTCCTGCATCCTTTAGCATCATTGCAAAGTTAAGCAGGTTGTTGTTTCTATTACCAACTTCCATGTTATTCAAGAACCATCTTTCAAGATGATCCAAACGTCCTAGATCTGCTACCTGAGCGGTATACTCACTATTCTGTTTGGTTTTAGGAATGAATGGAAGAACATTCACAAGCTTAATCCCTTTATGATTAAATACTTGTGAATCCTCATGGGTCATCCATTTCTTGGATCGTTGGTTTGCAGTGCCATCAGATTTGAAAGGCAACCATAAAAGGAAACTATCCATGAAGTCACGATAGTCTGCTTTATCCAGTTTCAGATTATAATTAGATGGCATTATCAACCTGAATCTGTGCTCATCCTCAGTATGCCTTTTGGTTGTAGCTGTGATGAATGTGTATTCTTTCATCAGCTCATGAAGAGCTTCTAATCGAATACCCTTTGAGATGATCTCTCCATCTTTATTACGTTCATGTCCATCGATATCAACTACAAGACAGTTAAAACCTTCAATGACATTATCTTCTGAACGATGATTTTTTTCAAACTTATGATTACACCAATGCATGCCAGGAGCAGTCAAAAGTTTTGGTAGAGAATCAAGTGGTTTCTCCATAGGAGAGTAATCAGTAGCAAAGTTATCAGAGAAGCTAAATTTGATCTTACTAAGATCTGTTTCTTCAAGGGTTGAACCAGTGAAAAACTCAACTCCGCTGATAACATTCTTTTTGATCACAACATGATTACCAACACCCCATGCCATAGCAAGGTCCATGATCTCTTTACGGGGTGTTGTTGAAGATGGATAGTATGGCAAATCTTCAACAAGATCAGCATGTGTTAGCGTAATTCCAGATTCAGCAATGTATTTTGCCAAACGTACAAAATTACGTTCCCTTTTGAGAAGAGTTTGAAAGCTGGCTCCACTCTCTTCGGCAACCTTAAATGCTTGACGAAGATTCTTTTTAGTAATGATTGGGGACTCATCCAAAAAGGCGTAGACACCAGCTAGTTTGAGAGCTTTAAAATAACGATGAGATAATTCTGCTTTACGAATCACTTCATGTTCTGGGAGTGAATTAGCAATCATCTCACAATGTAGACGATATGCAATCAGCTCCACTCCAACTTCTTTTGGCACATCAATCTTACGATTGTAGTATGCAAGATCAGCAAACTTAGCTAATTTCTGTCTCCATTTAATAAGTGCTAGAGACCTGTCTTTAGCTACTAATCCATCATAGACATCTTCAGGATTGATAGTGGCAGAAAAGCTTTCAGGTTTACCCATTCCAAAGAAACACCTACGAGCGTAGCCTGTCTCAAGGAATGAGTAAAACTCTTCCTCAGTTTTAGAACCATCAAAGAGTTTTGAAGTTGTACCAAACATGAGCATATTGGCAGGAGTTGCACCAACAAGATCAATACCACGTTCATTATCATTGGTATTCTTGATCAACTTGGTTTTAATACGACCAAGGTCATACAATTCCAAAAGAATATTGATCACCTCTGTATTACCAACAATGTTTGAACCAATTTCATCCATCTGGAAGTTAATGGCCCCTGCACGGGCTAAAAGCAGCTTATAGCGTAGCTGTTTCACTGCTGGGCCAGTACCACTGTCAAACATAAAAGGTGCATGTCCCTGACGCAGAAAATCAGTCTCTAGTAGCTTTTTTTCATCGTCTTCATTACCGGACTTAGCGGCAGCAATTTGTACAGACAAATCATAGATTGAAGACTCAGCTATTGAGGGGAAAATAGTGCCTGTAAACAATTGACGGAAATCAGAAATCACATCTTCCATTAAGGATACAGAATGGCCCTTACCAAAACCTGAAGTTGCCAGAGCAATAGAGTAGACGTTAACAGGGAGATTCCCCCGTTCAGGGCTAACAATTGTTGCTCTCATAGAGCTTGGGATAAGCCCCAAAAAATAAGCAACCTCAGCTTGAAAGAAGTCACGATTAACGTTCCCTGTGCGATGACACAGTAGATCAACTAATTCAGACATAGCTGGGTGATGAGGTTCTTTTGCAATTACACCCAGATCGTAAATTGATTTAGACACGGTATGTCTCCTATACTCGACTTCCATCATCATGGAAGTAGTTTTTACGTTGTTCACAAACCGAGAAAGCAGGGCAATATGAGCATGCTTTAACTTCTCCAGGTACTGTTACGATGGTTCCTTTGCCTTTATCTTTTAACCAAAGCTGTGCATCTGCTGGGTTGTCAAAACTCTTCTGACACTTACCACCAGTTTTAGCTGTGTGATCATTGGCATAGTATTTGTATTGAGGATCAGACTGCCACAATTCAGTGGGAGTACACATAACCATCTTATCTTGATTAAGACCAGCATTTTGTATGATGTGGTCAACCTTTTCATTCACCCAGCTCTCGGTGTCTTTAAGAGACATTAGAGCAAATTCTTTATAGGGTGTTCGGATTTGAGGGTATTTAGGATCAACAGTGCGGTATTTTACCCAATCGGTAAAAATGAACTGAATCCTCATTACGTCATCACGAATCAGATCTGGCATAATCCAACGATACATAGATCCTTGAAGGATATAGTCGTTATCCTTATTGCCAGAGGTCCAAGCGAATGTGCTTGTGGATTTAAAATCTCGATAGGATTGACCAATTAGAAAATCCAATTGTCCGGTAATAACCAGATCTCGAAACTGTTTATATCCTCGAATCTCAAGATAGATTGGAAGCTCATCATCTTTGACTTTTTTTGGATCTGGATTGATACGAACCTTATCAATGATGGACTGAGGATAGTGTAGCTTACGCATAGCACCTTTCCAGTCGCCCTCAGTCCATGCACGCTCAATAGAGTCATGTATGCCATGACCCATACGTGAAGCAATGATATCTGAAAGATCCATTTCTTCAGTCTTTTGATCTACCTTACGTTTAAGAATAAGTTGGCGAGTCGGTTTCATGAGGGTGGTTACAGAGATTAATTCACCTGGAGGAGCTTTATCAGCTCCAGATTTGTAACCATCTTGAAGAAGCCAAACAGCTAAAGGCAAGTCAATCTTGTGGTTGTTGGTTATTTTAACCATTGAGTTTCTCCAAATGTTTAGTGATGCATTGTTGGACATCATTTATGGTTGCATTATTGGGGACAGTCATTTCCTCTTTCCAATTCGGGAAAAAGATGGACAACTCTCCAGACATTTTGATGTATTCATTCTGAATGGCAGGATCTTCCTGCCAACTTACAGCTTTCACCATGTGTGTGTTTGTGTAGAGTAAAACTTCCATATCATCTTTGATAAGTGCATAACTGGCGTCATGAATTTGAGCACATGGTTTAATATCAAGACGATATGGTCCTTTACGTACAGTTTGCATAAACTCAGAACTAGCACGGGAATTTAACATACAGTATGATTGCCCAAGGGCATTACCTGCTGTACGGCCTTCAGCCGCTGCCTCATAGGGGGTCTTACTAGTTCCCAGTACTACTTGGTTCAGAAGAGGTGTACGTAGCCTTAGACCGAATGCTAGGGTCACATAACCATCCTTACAGGCTTGTTCTAGCTTATCTGCTACCCACTTATCTGAAACATGGTAGAGGTTGTGGTAACTGGTTTCGATTGACTTAGCCAATTCTGAGCTAAAACCACAGTTTGCCATCAAGGTTGCATACGTCCCTTGATAAGTTAGAGCAAAGGTCGGTGCCTTAGACTCTTGTCTCCAATGGGAATATAGTTTCTTGATGGAGTTCACCCTATTCACATTATGTTCTGAAGGTGAAACTGTAGAGATAGACTTAATCTGTCCATCTATTTTGAGCATTAATCATCTCCGACAGTCGCTGTTTTAACAGCCCACATAGAAGCCTCTTCAAGCTTAGTTAACGCAATGGCTCGACGACGACCTGGTTTAAGAGAATTAATGATGTTTGCCATTAAATGGGCAGATGCATTGATTTCATCGATGACAGAAGTCTTTGTATGATCCACAAGATCATAGGTTTTTTCAAAAATATCATGCTTACAGGGGTAGAATTCATTAGCAACACCTTGGATGATATAATCACCTGGTAGGGCTAACAGAGCACCCTCTGGGGTATCGATTAAGATTCCTTCGTCATCACCTTCCCAATTTTGATCATTAACCAGTTGTACAAGATCCTCGCTTGGTTCTTCCTCTGGTAGAGGTACTTTCCAAGCACGAATGATAGCTGGACGTTTACGATATAATTCCATTTGTATTATCTCACTTGTTGAGTTGGGCAAACAGCTCGTGTCCGAGCAGCTTTTGACCCTGATATTCTATCTCCTCATCACTGTGGAAATAGACCTCTTTCCCATCAACTACGGCTTTGTACGGTGTGGCTCCTTCTGGAACCATTTCGATGTCTGGCATGTGCTCTTTGAAGTAAGCCAATGCACGAAGACAGTGTCCATCAAACCCGTCAGAATAGACTTTAATCTTCTCTGGATCTTTTGTTGTTACAGCGGAGCTTTTATACTCAAGAGAATCAAAATCTAAGCCTACAAACAACCAACCAGGGGGTGCTTCAAAGCATTCTTTAATTAATTTTGCAAGTCTTTGCTTAACTTTTGTTGCACCAGAACTTGGAATGTTCTGTAGGTTGGGTCCATTGCTTGAAAGCCTACCAGATGCTGTGCCACCTAATCGAAAATTTCCAAATAAGTAGTACCATCCATCATTTCCTTTCTTAGCTTCTAAGAAAGCCGGAAGAAAGGTTGAGAGGATAATTGCACTAGCCTTGAACTCAATCAAGATTTCTAAGAACCGTATAACTTCAGGATCTTTAGTATGATTGATCAATTTCTCTAGTGTATCAGCTCCAGTAGCGGGTTGTTTAGTCTCAGTGTAATCAAGAACAGGTAAACCCAAGAAGTCTTGAGAGTATAAGAATCTCTGAAGTTGTTTAGGACTTGCAGGATTAAACTCAACGATAGTATCTTTAGTAGAGCCAAGATCTAATTTAGTTATCTGCTTGGTTTTAAGTTTATTGTTTTTCTCAATAACTTTTTCATCTCTCAACTGATCCATGAAAGACCAGACAATCTGTAGGCTATTCATCTTGGCAAGATTATCATTACTTTCTTTTTGCAATTGCCTATTTAGGGCTTTTACCTTTTTCATATTCAAAGGCATACCTGTGAGCTGCATCTGAATAATATCAATTACTGCTGGACGAAACAGAGTTTGATAAGGAATGTTTTGATCATCGACAAGCATGGTCGGTAAGTTTTTCTTATAAACATACCATGTAGAAAGACCATCAATTAGATTGTATTCCAAAAGATCAGGAAGAGAGATTAAATGAATATCGTGGATATCTTCCTGAGCATAGTTACCAGCAAATTCCTGAGCTTGAGTTTTAAGACCAAGTTCATTACCAGCACAAGAATTGGTTGCTAGGTAAGTAATTATCTGACTACAATCCCAATCTTTTAACATTACATCTAGACCCTCAAGGAGACCCTCTTGATCTAGAATGTGATCCATAAATAGTTGATAGACCAATACATACACGTCAAAACAAATGTTATGATAGATCATTTTACGTCGAAAAGCATGGAAGAAGGCTCGAAGAACACCACGAACCACGTTATTAGTGGTTCGTCCTGATTTATGCCCTAAGAGAAGGTCTTCATTACTGAGATCTTCGATAGGTAATGAATCCACAGCAAAAGCTATTCCGTGATGTTCATCCCAACAAAAGGTGATTGTGCCAATTCCAGCATCATAGTGCTTTAGACCAAATGCTTCGATATCACATGTGAGGTCACAATCCATGGCTAGTAGTTTGTCTAGCCAATTCCTAATTTCTTCGGTTGTAGTAGGGTAATCTGCAAACTTTATAATGTTTGATCCTACTACAGTGGAGTTACCTGTTGCCCATCTTTTGGTAGACTCTAAGGCCATACCAATTTTAGATTTCATCTTATCTGGGTCATAGAAAACTCGACTGTAGTTAGGACAGTAGGTGATCGTAAAATCTGGATCATACTCTGATACACAATAATCACCTATTGTTGAGTCTGTTTTGGCTTTTTTAGATAGAATTTTGAAGTAATCTGGTTGTGTGACAACAAGCATCTTGATTCCTTCCGCCTTTAGAATAGGCAATAAATCATCAAGATACTCTTTCATGTCAGCAGCAGATGTCTTCTTCTTAGTTTTATCTATGAAGAGGTCAGCGATCATAACACTTTCACTCAATGCGAGAAGGTGTGGCTGGTAATAATGTTTCTGTACCTCTGCTG